CGCCGTCAGCCGCCACCACGCACCATCCAGGTCTGGTTTAGCCTCTATGGCCGCGGCGATGAAGATACCACCATTGGACTAGAACGGGTGCCGCTACCGCTAGCGCCAGGCCAGTCGCTCGAAATGGCCGCAGTCCGACACGCCCGCACCCTACTGGCACGCACGCCGCAGGCCTATGAGGTGATCGCGCACCGCGGACCAGCCGAGATCCCGTCTCATGGTGATGACGTGCTAGCCCGCGTGTGCCGTGAGCCGTTCCGCCTCTCGCGCAAAATGGCATGACCAATCAGCGGATATCCGTCACCATCACGCCAGAACTCTCAGCCTGGCTAGACACCTGGCGCGGCACCCTATCCCGCAGCGCTGCCGCACGCATCCTCATCGAACAAGGCATGGCGTTACATCGGGATCACAGGTTGGCGGATAACAGCCGCGGCTACTGCGCCACAGCCGTAGCGGAAGCGCATACATTGCGCTACGATGGCATGGCTGCGCTGCTGCCTTGAAACCTCTATCAATCCGTCTGCCAGAGCGACACATTGTCTGGCTAGATCGCCATGCTGCTGATATCGCCTCTAGATCAGCGATCGTTCGGCAGTTGATCGATCAAGCGATCAAAGCAGAGCAACAAGCGCCACGCCGATGACTGAATACCCATGCCCAAAATGCGGTCAGCTTGTGCCGTTCAAGCTCACGCCGCATCTCATGCACTACGGCGAAATCCGTTGCCCTGAGCACGGTCATCGGTGGATTCCTAAGCCTGAAGAAATAAAGAAGCCAAAGCGCAAAACCAACTCAGATCTAATCAATGAGCTGCCATCTGACAGGCAGCATTTTTGCTGGGCATGTTTGCGGGACAAGTCGTTGCTGCGAGCGCTTCGACCATCAGTGAGCCTGCAAGTTCATCACATCATCCCCGTAGAGCAGGACGGAACCGATGACGTTAAGAACCTGATGCTTCTTTGTGCAGAGTGTCATGCCGAAGTTCACAGGAGACGGGAGGCTTTTGGCCGCTACGAACAATCAATTGCTGAGGCCGCTTGACGATGACTCCACTCAAACCATCACAGCAGGCACTTCGGCACCTTGAGCTCCTCGGCAAAGACCCAGCCGCTTCTTGGTTTCGGTCCATCAAGCATGGTCATGGTGCCAATAGCCGCCGCAATGGCGCTGATCTTCATGGCTTCAGTCGTGATGAACTTCGTGATGATGCCATCGATGGCAACGCCTTGTACTTGGTGGTTGGTGACGCATCCACCGCATCAGGCAAAGCAGGTGGTGTCACAGATGCTGACATCACCTCCATGCCCGCCCTGTTCGTCGAATGGGACGACCTGAGCACTGACGAACAGCTCACCGCATGGCAGCGCCTTGGGCTTCCACAGCCCACGCTGATGCTCACCACCGGTGGCAAGTCCGTCCATGCCTACTGGCGCCTCGCTGAGCCGATCCAACCTGCCGAATGGAAAGCCGTCACCGCGCGCCTCATCGCTCACTGCAGCAGTGACAAGGCCTGCCGCAATCCCTCCCGCGTCATGCGGCTCGCCGGCAGCCTCTACATCGATAAAGACACGGGCAGTCCCACCGGCGCGCGCGCTGAGATCGCCCACGAAGCGCCAGACGCCATCTATACGCTCGACCAGATCACCGCGTGCCTGCCTCAGCCAGAACCAAAACGACGCAAGCCGCCATCAGAAACACCATCACAAAGTACCGCTGGTGACGCCGGTGATGCCATCGCCGTTGAGCAGTTTCTGCCCCGCGATCTGCTGCGCACGTGGGAGCAGGGTGCACCTGAAGGGCAACGCAACCAAACCGCGTTCACACTCGCCTGCAGCTTGCTCGCTGTGCATGATGCTGCAACCGCATCAGGTATCTCGATCACCGGCACACCCGAACAGGCCCTTCTTGACTTCGGCCGTAGGTGCTCGCCACCGATCGACGATCGAGAGATCACTGCTCTCTTCCGCAGCGCATGCAGTGAGCCGCGCACTACGGATCCAGGCTGGCCCGATCGGCTGCGCTACCACCTCAACCGCAAAGCCCGCGACCGGCGCCGCCAAGAAAGAAGCGATGCCATCCCCCAAGACCAAGCAGCCCCACTAGAACAGCCAGAACCATCAGACCCGGATCCAATCCAGCCATCAGCCGGTGGTTATTTCACCTGTCTCGGGTTTGACGCCGACGCCTTCTACTACCAGCCACACGGCACCGGTCAAGTCGTCCGCCTCTCCCGCAGCTCACACACCGGCACCAACCTGGTAGCACTCGCACCCCTCGGCTATTGGGAGACCGCCGCACCTGGTGGCCGCAGCGGCCCTAACTGGACCCTCGCTGCATCCCAGCTGTTTGAAGACCAGGCCAAGATCGGCATCTACTCACCCGATCGGATCCGTGGCCGCGGCGCATGGTGGGATCAGGGCCGATCCGTCTTGCACCTCGGCAACCGCCTAGTGGTTGATGGCAAAACTCGCCAGATCACAGACCGCCTACCTGGCAGCTCATACCTCTACCAACGCCTTGCTGCCCTTGATGACCTCGACAACATCGCGCCACTCACTGACGAGGAGGCCTTTCCGCTCCTTGACATCGCCTCACGGTTTCACTGGGAGGTGCCAGCCTCCGGCATGCTGCTAGCCGGATGGGTCACCCTCGCACCAATATGCGGCGCTATCGAGTGGCGCCCTCACGCATGGCTCACCGCTGCAGCAGGCTCCGGCAAGTCCGCCATTCTTGATCGATTCGTCGGACCGCTGCTGGGACCCATAGCGCTTTGGCCTGAAGGCAACACAACCGAGGCATTCATCCGTCAAGAACTGCGCGCTGATGCCTTGCCCGTCGTATTCGACGAAGCTGAATCCAACGAAAAACGAGACCAAGAGCGCATCCAGTCCATCCTCTCCCTCGCCCGGGTCGCTAGCTCCAGTGGCCGCGGCGTGATCGGCAAAGGTGGCGCCGACGGCAGCTCTCAGCGCTACGTCATCCGCTCCATGTTCTTGATGTCGTCGATCGCCACCGCTCTTAAGCAAGGTGCCGACCGCTCGCGCTTTGCACAGCTCACCCTTCGCAATCCATCCGAAATGCCAAAGGAGCAGCGCAAGGCGCACTGGGAGGCCCTCGACCGCGACCTCGATCGCTTCATCACCGATGAGATCGGCCGGCGACTTCTGGCACGCACCACAAGCCTTATCCCCGTCATCCGCCAGTCGATTAAGGTCTTCCGCCGCGTTGCCGCTGATCACTTCGACTCCCAACGCCTAGGCGACCAGTACGGCACCCTCTTGGCCGGGGCCTGGTCGCTCATGAGCACTGAGGTGGTCACCGATGAACGCGCGCGCAAGATGATCGCCGATGAAGACTGGGAGCCTTACAGCCAGGCCACTGAGGTGCCAGACGAGCGCCGCTGCATCCAACGCATTCTCCAGCACCAGGTCCGTGTCGAAGCCGATGAGCGCATTTGCAGCCGCAGCCTTGGCGAGCTTGTCGAGATCACCGTTCAGCACCGCCTCGATCGGGAAGTCACCGCTCGCCAAGCGTCAGAGGCTATGAGCCGCTATGGCCTCAAGGTGGACACCGAGCAAAAGCTCCTTCTGGTCAGCAACACCGCCGAGGCACTCGCCACCATCCTGCGTGACACCGCATGGGCTCACAGCTGGTCCACCGTGCTCAGTCGGTTACCAGGAGCCACCAAAACAGGAGCCGTGCGTTTCAGCGGCGCCGGCACCGTTTCACGCACAGTCGCGTTACAGATCAGCGATTTGTAACGGTTTCAGAGGGTTCGTAACGGCCTTGCAACGCCCCAGATCGACTGCGCCGCAGTTGGTCTGGGGTTTTTGTTACGTGTAACGCCCTGGCGGAGACACACCCCCCCTATAGAACACACACACTCTCTCTATCTCTGTATGTATGTATCTAAGGAAAAAGAGGTTACAACGTTACAAGGGGTGGCAGAGTGCCTGCGGCGCAGTGGGTCTCGGTGTAACAGGCCCTGTTACGGCCTCGTTACGGCTGTTGAGGCCCTACGCTGGCCCCATGACCCGTCCCAACCTCGTTCGCCAGCGCTTCCTCGATGAGCTCAACGCTTGGCTTGATCCCTCGCTCCTCTATCACTGCTTCACCGGAGAAGACGACCCAGAGCGCCTCGCACACGTCAACCGCCTGCATCCGGCACTCCAAGAGCCACTTATGGCCAAAGCCGAGCGCAAATGGCCCGCACGCCTTGAGGCCATCGCAGCTGAACGCCGATCCGAACAGCAGCAGTCCAAAGCCATGGTTCAGCAGTTCATCCTTGGCATTAACAGCTCCCAGCCTTGAGCCGTAGGGCCAGCTACCATGCGCTACAATTCCGTCAGCAGGCAACCAGCGGCAGCATCTAAGCCAGCTGGCACCCGCTCCACACCCCACTACCCCACCCCAGTACACACCACCAGACACGATTGGCTAACCTCGCGCGCCGTCACTACAAGCTCAACGCCGACGTAATCGCCAAAATGCGCGAATACGCCGCATCCGGTGCTGCGCTAGAACACATCGCACCCGCTCTAGGTGTCTCCTACGGCTCCCTCTACGCCTGGATGACAAACGCCAAAGGCGATAACCCAACAGAGCTCGAAATTGAGCTTCTAAAGGCTTACGATGAAGGCCGCGCTATGGGCGCACTCACACTGGTTAAGCACATCCATGATGCTGCTGCTAACGGTGATCCGCGCAGCGCTCAGTGGATGCTTACCCATAGCCCCCACTATCGTCGGCACTACAGCGACTCCGCTGCTGAACGCCGTGCCTTCCGCGATGGTCTTGAGTTAGCTGCTACCGCTGCAGCTGAAGCCGGCCTGTCGCCCGAGCAAGAGCGCAAGCTGCTCCTGCACCTGCAGGCAAAATCTGGCGAGCGGCTGCAGGCCGCTGATGATGCGTCATGAACAGCAGCCAAGCGATCGGCCAGCAGCTCTGCAAAGCCCTCGGCATCGACTCCCAGCACGTCACCAGGATCATGCTGGTCTGTGACGCAACGGAGCAGGCAAGGGTATTCGTCGACTCGCTGGTGCCTGATACCGCTACCAACACCCTGGCGCACGCTGCACGGGGCTATGAGCTGCACCAACTAGGCGCAGAGCCTGCAGAGCCCACAGAGGAGTGGTAAGGCCTAGCAACCCGCTGCTAGCCCGGCTGGCTGAGCTGGAGCTGAGCCGGGACGCATACCAGCGCGATAGGCCACCAACAGCCGCTGAGGCAATCGAGAGGGTGCGTGCCACTTTGCTGCCCCATCAGCTGGCGTTCTGCGAGGATACCGAGCACCGGAAGCTAGGACTGGTGTGCGGCTTTGGTGCGGGTAAGACCTACGGGCTAGTGGCAAAGGCCACGTACCTAGCAGCGCAGAATGTGGGCTATGCGAGTGCATTGTTTGAGCCGGTAGCGCCGATGCTGCGGGACATTCTGGAGCGCAGCATCGATGACCAGTTGACCGAGTGGCAGATTCCGTTCACGTATCGCGCTACACCACTGCCGGAATATGTGCTGCAGTTTGAAGAAGGCGAGCATGTGATAATGCTGCGCACGATTGAGACGTGGAATAGGATTAGGGGCCAGAATCTCTGCGCGGTTGGATTTGATGAAGGGGACACAAGTCCGCACGCTGTTGTAGAGAAGGCTACGAGGATGGCGCTAGCGCGTTTGCGTGCTGGCAACATCCGGCAGTTCTACGCTGCAACGACGCCTGAGGGTTACGGCTGGGCATATCAAACCTTCAAGGCGAATCCGACGCCTGATACCAGATTGATTCAGGCGCGGACGGAGGATAATCCGCACTTGCCGGATGACTTCATTCCGTCGCTGATGGAGAACTATCCTGCCAATCTGATCCGCAGCTATCTCGATGGTGAGTTTGTCAACCTCACCACAGGCACGGTTTATGACCGCTTCGATCGCGCCAAGCATGTGATCAGCAGCCTGCCTGACATTGACAACGAGCCGTTGCGGGTTGGGGTTGATTTCAACATTGGCAATATGTCAGCGGTGGTAGCGATCCGATCGGGCAATGGGCTTGTGATCATTGATGAGGTGGCCGCGGCGCATGATACGGACGCACTAGGGCAGGAGTTGCGCCGCCGGTATCCAGGCCACAGGATCTACGGCTACCCGGACGCAAGCGGTGGCAACCGGAGCACGAATGCGAGCCGGACCGACATTCAGATTTTGGAGAGCTACGGGATTAGCAACCAGAGCCCGAAGGCCAACCCGCCGGTACGTGATCGGGTGGCAGCAGTGCAGGCGCTGCTGGAGAACGCCAAGGGCGAGGTGCGGCTGCATGTGTGGGAGGGCTGCACCAAGCTGATCGAGTCGCTGGAGCTGCAGTGCTGGACGGAGAAGGGTGAGCCAGACAAGCAAGCTGGTTACGACCACATGTGCGACGCTGCGGGCTACGTGATCTGGCGGGAGTTCAACCCGCTGCACGCACGCGCCGGCAAGGGGACTGGGGTAC